GCACGATCGCAGCCGCTCCTCTGCTCGATCACGACGGCAGGCTATGACCGCAACTCGATCTGCTACGAGCAGTATCAATACGCGAAGCGAGTCCTTGAGGATTGGCAGTACGATCCGACATTCTTCCCGCTGATTTACGAGGCAGGAGAGAAAGACGATTGGACTGCTGAGGAGACATGGCCGAAGGCGAACCCGTCGTGGTCTGTGACGATCAACCCGACTGACTTCGCGACCGATTGCAGGGAGGCTCAGAAGAGCAGCACGAAAGAGTTCTCATTTAAGCGTTATCGGCTAAACATGTGGACTCAATCCGACACCCGCTGGCTCAAGTCAGAAGCATGGGCTGCATGTGACAGCGGGCCTCCCGGTCCTCTTGATGGTCGCGAGTGTTGGTGCGGGCTTGACCTCGCGACAACCTACGACACCTCGGCATTTGTCGCATTGTTCCCTGCCGAAGATGGCACGTTTGACATCCTCTGCCGTTTCTGGATTCCCGGCGACAACGCACACGACCGCGAGAAGCGTGACCGTGTGCCGTATCTGACATGGGCGAACGACGAGACGACCGGCCTGAAGATGACCGATGGCAATGTGACCAACTACGATGTCATTCGGCGAGACATCAACGACTTCGCTCAGAAGTACAACGTCAGGCAACTGGCAATTGACAGATGGAATGCGACTCAGTTAGCGATTCAGTTGAGCGAAGACAATCTTGATGTCGTGGGCTTTTCGCAGGGCATCGGCTCAATGTCGGCACCGTCGAAACTGCTTGAAAATCTGGTAGTATCCGGCAAGATTCGTCACGCTGGAAACAAAGTCTTGACATGGATGGCAGGCAACGCGAGCGTGAAGGTTGATGCCAACGGAAACTTCCGGCCAATCAAGCCGAAGTCAGGAAGCGCAGAACGGATCGACGGCATCGTGAGTCTCATCATGGCTCTCGGCATTTACTCAGCCAAGAAACTGCCCGAAGAAACACCAGACCCAGAGATACTCATCCTGTGAGCGATACACGAATCCTCTGGTTGCCGACGAGCGAGGCGAGGCACTTCGGCTGGGATGACGGCTACTCATCTCGCCGCAACCCTTCCGGCATCCGCGTTGACTCCGACACTGCCCTGCAATCAACCGTCGTGCTGGCGTGCGCTAGGGTGCTGGCCGAGTCGGTCGCTGGTATGCCGCTCCACCTGCTGCGACGGCTTGCTGATGGCGGCAAGGAGATCGCTCGCGAGCATCCGCTCTATGGAATCCTGCACGACGCACCGAATCCTTGGCAGACGAGTTTTGAGTGGCGGGAGCAGGCGATGCTCCACCTCTGCCTTCACGGCAACGCCTACTCCGAGATTCGCTCCGGTGCTGCCGGTGCCGTGACTGAGTTGTGGCCGCTTCATCCGAGCCGCATGAAGGTGGAGCAGATTGAGAACGGCAGGCTGCGGTACAAATACCGCGAGGAAATGGGGCAGGAGACGGCCTACACGCAAGACCAGATCATGCACTTGCGGTGGTTGTCGGATGACGGCATCCACGGCATGATCCCTGTTGAGTTGGCCCGCGATGCCATCGGACTTGCGAGGGCCTGCGAGATTCACGGTGCGTCGTTCTTCGGGAACGGAGCGAGGCCCGGAGTCGTCCTCTCCACAGACAACACGATCTCAGCCGAAGCCGCCGAGCAACTGAGAAACAACTGGGAGCGGATGCACAGGGGTGCGGCGAACAGCAGCCGCACGGCAGTTCTCACCGCTGGGCTGAAGCCCGTAGAACTCGGCGGCAACAATCAGGAAGCGCAGTTCTTGGAGGCAAGGCGTTTTCAAGTTGAGGAAGTGTGCCGCCTCTACCGAGTGCCGCCCCACCTTGTCGGTGACTTGACCCGTTCGTCGTTCTCGAATATCGAACAGCAGAGCATCGACTTTGTGCAGCACACCCTGCTGCCGTGGCTGCGACGCTTTGAGACGAGCATCGCTCGCGACCTCATCAGCGATCGGCAATACTTCGCCGAGTTTGATACGCGAGGCCTGCTGCGAGGTGATGCCGCAGCACGGGCATCGTACTATCAGACGCTCTGGAATCTCGGCGTGGCGTCGATCAACGAGATCAGGCGTTGGGAGAATCTTGATCCGGTTGATGGCGGCGATACTCGGTTTGTGCAACTCAATATGCAGACGCTTGATCAGGCGAATGCGGGTGGCGTTGTGCTTGAGGAGCCGCAGCCCGAGCCAGTCCTGCCGGTAGAGCAGGAGAGAGCCGCACCGGACTCGATCAGCGTTGGCGACTTCGTGTCGTGGGGCAGCGGCACAGGAAGAGGACGCGGCAAGATCACTCGCATCGTTCGCGATGGCGAGATCAACGTACCTGATTCGTCTTTCACGATCACCGGCACTGAGGATAATCCTGCTGTCTTGATTACCGTCTACGAAGAACTTGCAGACGGCTGGGTGCCGACCAGCGTTCGCGTCGGTCACAAGGCCAGCACATTGACGAAGATCGGAGCCTTGACCTGATGCCTTGGCATGTAATGAAGACCGAGCAGTGCCCTGTATCAAAACCTTGGGCAGTCATGAAAGACGAGCCGCATGAGGTTGTCGCCTGCCACGAAACTGAGGATGATGCGAATGAGCAGTTGGCTGCGTTGAACATCGCATACTCCGAGGAAGAGCGAGCCAAGTACGATCACATCGACTTCACGCCACCGAGCGGCGTGAGGAGCGAGGCAAAGAAAGGGCTTGAGTGGCGAAGAGAATATGGACGCGGCGGCACGGCCATAGGCGTAGCACGCGCACGAGACCTGAGCAACGGTACGAACATCAGCCCATCAACTGCCAAGCGGATGAAGGCGTACTTCGACAGGCACGAGGTGGACAAGCAAGGCGAGGGCTGGAGCCCAGGGCAATCCGGATTCCCGTCTGCCGGACGGATCGCATGGGCATTGTGGGGCGGTGACGCAGGGTGGTCATGGGCTCGAAAACTTGTGAGACAAATCAACGCAGCAGACGACGAGGAGAGATCAATGGCTATTGAAGTTCGCTCGATCAAAGTGACAGGCGACGAAGACCTGCTTCGCGTAGAGTCGCGAGCCAAGGGCGAGGATACCGAAGAGAGGCAGCAGTGGATTGTCGGGTATGCGGCCAAGTTCGGCGTCGATTCGCTCGACATGGGCGACTTCGTAGAGCGTCTCGACCCCGGTGCATTCAGCCTTGTCAGCGAGCGGCGAGGCAGGAAGAAGCCGCTGGAGACGCGAGCCCTATGGAATCACGACGCGAACTATCCGCTGGCTCGTTACCCCGACACGCTTCGGATGACCGTTGACGAGATCGGCCTCCGCTACGAGTTTCCGGTACCGGAAACAACTTACGGCAAGGACATTGCCAGCAACATCGCCAACGGCATCGTGCGTGGATCGTCATTCAGTTTCACGATTGCCCAAGGCGGCGAGGAGTGGAGCGTCGAGGAAGGCCGCAGCATCCGCACGGTCAAGAAGATCGACCAACTCTATGATGTTGGCCCAGTGACCTATCCGGCATACCCTGACTCTGGCGTTGCCGTGGCGAAGCGGTCATACGATCAGTTCCGCGAGCAGCAGGCAGAGCGATCCGAGAAGCGTTCGCAATGGATTGCGAAGACGAATGAATACCGCGAGTGGCTGGAGCAGTATGGCGAAGTCCGGTGACATCTGCCCGAAGTGCCGCAAGGCATATCTAGGGTGTATCTCAAGCCGAGCATCGGGACCATTGCAGGTTCGCTACCTGCGATGCAATAACTGCGGGCACAACGAAAAGTCCGTAGTTGAGGCGGCTGACGTTCGTCGTCGTCAGCCGCTCTGTTGTTCTAAATAGAACACAAACCGCTCGCCATATCTGGATGGCTTGAGCGATGCTCCCGTAGTTTCAGGTCAGGCGCCATATCGCCGCACCGAACACAGGAGCAACCAAACATGGCATACGCAGAGAAGATCAAGACGCTGCTCGACGAACTCGCCTCCGTTGTCGCTGAGATGTCAGCGATGGAAGAAGGCATGGACGAAGGCTCCGCCGAGATGAGTGAGGAGCAAGAGGCTAGCCTCCGCGACCTCGCCGAGCGAGCCGACAAGATCAAGGAGAAGATTCAGTTCTGCGAGCGGATTCAGGCAAAGGAACTGGAACTGCGAGCCGTGCTTGAGCGTTCCGCTCCTGCCGCTGCCATTGAGAAGAAGACCGAACCCCAGATCAACGAGGAGCCTGAAGTGCGTCACTTTGCAGTGCCGAAGGCAGTCGGCAAACTGCGGGCTTTCACTGGCCCGAATGCCGAAGAGCGAGCCTATCGCTCAGGAATGCACATCCGCGGCTACGTCTTCGGTGATGCCGAAGCCCGCCGCTGGTGCGAAGATCATCGCGTTGAGAGCCGGGCTCAGGCTGGCACGATCAACTCGCTCGGTGGCGTACTCGTGGCCGACGAACTGAGCAACGAAATCATTCGGCTTGTCGAAGAATATGGCGCCTTCCCGCAGTTCGCTCGCCGGATGCCGATGAACTCTGACACGATGATCATCGCTCGTCGCACCGGTGGCCTGACGGCTCGCCCGGTTGGCGAGAACACCGAGATCAGCACGAGCGATGTGACCTTCGACAACGTGCAACTCAACGCGAAGATTTGGGGCATCGCGAACCGCGTCCCGAACTCGCTGCTTGAGGACTCCGTGATTGATCTCGCGGATGCGATGGCTGTTGAAATCGCTCAGTCGTTTGCGGAAGCCTTCGACGACGCGGGCTTCATCGGCGACGGCACCTCTGACTACCACGGCGTGGTCGGAGCAACTGTCAAGATCGACGACGGCAATCACACGAAGTCTGTTGTAGATGCCGATAGCGGCAACAATACCTTTGACACGCTTGACCTGCTCGACTTCACCAACGCGGTGAGCCGACTGCCTCTTTACGCTCGCCGCAATGCAGCGTTCTACATCAGCCCGGCTGGCTATGGTTCGTCCATGCTTCGCCTGATGATGGCGGGCAACGGCAACTCGGCAAGCGACATCGCTGGCGGTGCTGCCCTGAACTTCCTCGGCTTCCCTGTCCGGCTGGTGCACAGCATGGTCAGCGACCTCACCGGGACCGGCGAGCAGATTGCCTGCCTCTTCGGTGATCTCGCGCAGGCTGCGACGTTCGGTGAGCGGCGAGCGGTGAGCATTCGCACCGCTTCTGAGCGTTACATTGAGTTCGACCAGACGCTTACTTTCGCGACGACTCGCAACTCGCTCGTCGTTCATGATCTGGGCAGCACGACGAAGGCTGGCCCGATCGTTGCTCTCAAGTTCGCATCCTGATCACGGAGATAAATAGCAATGCAACACGTTGAGAATACGAAGTCAGTCACCAAGATTGAGGCGGCTGACATCACCACGGCG